AGCTCTATGGCATTACGAGTAGCGATGTCTAACGTGTCTTCTCTCAGTAAATCCGATATGTTTATCGTGGATGAAGGATTCGGTGCACTTGACCCGCAAAACATCGAGGCTGTGACGGGATTGTTGCATAGGCTTAAAAGTTATTATCGACTAATCTTGATTATATCACATGTAGAGTTTATTAAAGACTCTGTTGATGAAGTCATTGAAATTACTAGAAATGGTGTTGATTCGAAGGTGGTATATGAATAAGCCGATAATTATAGTTCCAGAAAACTACAAGCCGGAACCAAAAGATTGTCCTGTGTGCAAGATGGCATTCTCGCATGTAGGAGACGTTATAAACTACAGAAAATACAGTTGCTGCACCACATGTGACATAAAGTATCGATATCCTAATCGAGAAAAATGGGAAAATGGTTGGCGACCAGATAATTAAATACAAACAGGAGAACTCTAATGTTGAATTTACAAGAAGTGAGAGTACTAGAATCACTTATTAATACCACCTTTGGTCGAAGCTCAATGCGAGATGCTGGTCATGCAATCGCTTTCAAAACTATGAATCATTGTGATGATGGAATGATATTGGAAATCAGATTCGAAACTTTGGTTAATATTAATTCTCACGAAGGAGTGCAAACCGCACAGAAGAATTATGATAATGTTTCTAGAAAAGCAATAGATGAACAGATCAAGCAAATCAAAGCAGATTTTAGAGCAGAAGCAGGAAGAACTTTAAAAGCAAAAGAGTTCAAATCAGAGCGATCTGGACAACAGCCTCTTAAAGAATCTTTTCTAGAAATTATTTCTTTTAATCCTTCTCTTCTTAGAGGAAAGTATTACAGAACCATCCAGTATCACTTGGTGTAAGGAATGGCATCTTTAAGAAATAACAAACAAGCACAAATTAAAGAGATCATAAAGTGTGGGAAAGACCCTATACATTTCTTTAATAAGTACGTCAAGATCCAGCATCCTATCAGAGGAGGTATTCCTTTTAATACTTTCCCCTTTCAGGATGACTGTGTCAAGGATTTTAGGGATAATCGATTTAACATCGTACTTAAGTCTAGACAGCTTGGTCTATCCACTATCACAGCAGCATATGCAATGTGGATGGTGTTGTTTCATAAAGATAAAAATGTTCTAATCATTGCGACTAAGTTAGCAGTAGCGCAGAACTTTATTAGAAAATGTAAGTTCTTGTTGCAATCTTGTCCTAAATGGCTGATACTTCCTTCTATCGTAAAAAATAATTCACAAGCGCTTGAGTTCAACAATGGTTCACAGATCAAAGCAATTCCTACTTCTGACGATGCAGGACGATCAGAAGCTTTGTCTCTTTTAATTGTGGATGAAGCTGCTTTTGTTAGGAACTTTGACACTTTATGGACTGGCCTATATCCTACACTATCAGCTGGTGGTGAAGCTATTATCTTGTCGACCCCAAACGGTGTTGGTGGACAATACTACGATTTATGGGTATATGCTGAAAAAGGAGAAAATATCTTCAATCCAATCAAACTTTTGTGGGATGTGCATCCTGAACGGGACGAAGCATGGTTCGAAGCAGAAACAAAGAACATGTCACAAAAACAAATTGCACAAGAGCTCTTGTGTGACTTTGCTGCATCTGGGGAAACCTTTTTAAGAGTTGAAGATATTGAGTATATACGAGATTGGATAAAACCACCTATCGATCGTTGGGGTCCAGATATGGGAGTTTGGGTATGGGATTATCCTTTGTCTGAAAAGAAGTATGTGATCTCTGCAGATGTTTCTCGAGGAGATGCCGGTGACTACTCGACTTTCCATGTAATCGACACAGAAGCTTCTCATATAGTTGCAGAGTATCAAGGTAAATTGCCTCCAGATAGATTCGCACAACTATTAGCAGAAGCCGGAAAAAGATATAATGATGCATTGATGTGTCCAGAGAATAATTCGTATGGGTACGCAGTGATTATGAAATTAAAAGAACTAGATTATCGAAATATGTATTTCCAAAAAGACAATGATAGGTATAATTATCTATATGGAAATAAAGATATTTCCAAAATTGGGTTCCAGACTAATTCTAAAACCCGTGCACAAATACTGACAAAATTGGAAGAAGTGTTGAGAACTAAACAAGTAAAGATTCGCTCCAGTCGGTTATACGAAGAGTTAAAAACCTTTGTATGGAAGAATGGGAAGGCGCAAGCCATGCGTGGTCAGAACGATGATTTGATCATCGCATTGGCAATTGGCATTTGGCTTTATGATACTTCTCCTCAGTTGTCAAAACAGGGCACAGACATAAACAAAGCGATGCTAGCAGCATTCGCTGTTAACTCCACACCTGTCGAAGATACTATAATTGATCAAAACGGGGCCAAAATACAGCATAGAAGAAAAAGTGTTGTATTTCCTGGTTCTCGTAATCCTTATGGTAATTTTGACTGGCTGAATTAAAACTAACGTATATTTATTGGTTAGTTAAGGAAGGTATGAAAGAATGGCAGAAAGAAAAACACCAGACAACTTGTTTCAGCGACTCACGAAGCTGTTTCGAAGCGGACCAAGCGTCAAACGCAAGGTTAAGAACTATACAAAGGCTGAAAAGAATGCTTCTAGCGCCGTTGATCTTTTCAAAAAAGCTCATTCAGACGTTTACAATAGCACTCTTTCTGCTTATGGCACTTTTGACCGCATGGCTCGGTATAGTGATTTTTCTGAAATGGAATCTACACCCGAGATTGCTAGCGCCTTGGACATCTACGCAGAAGAATCCTGT